GTCGGGCCGTCGAAGGCGACGAAGAGGCGGCCGGTGACGAAGCTGCCCAGGCTGCCGCCCAGCGCCGAGAACACGACGATGAGGCCGGTCATGGCGGCGTGCCGGCGCTGCGGCAGCGCACTGAGCATGGCCGAGTTGATGGCCGGATAGATGGGCGCCAGCATCAGGCCGGTCAGCGGCAGCAGATAGGCGGCCGGCGGGGCGTTGAGCCAGCCCGCGTCGGCGTCCAGCGGCGCGACCTGGCGCGACAGCGGCAGCGTCACGACGATGAGGGCCGCGATGCCCACGAGGCAGGCCATGACGACAGCGAACCAGCCCAGCCGGCCGATGACGGCCGCACTGGCCAGGCGCCCCAGCGCGGTGGTCGCCGGCATGATGACGGCCAGGCCCACGCTCATGGCCGTGGGCAGGTGCAGCACCTCGTTGTTGAAGCTGGGCAGCCAGGTGGAGATGCCCTGCTCGATCAGCACGTAGAGGAAGGCGGACAGCAGGAAGACAACGACGAGGGCCATCTTGAGCAGCGGCGCCATGGCCAGCAGATCCTCGCGCACGGTGGTGCCGGGGGACTGGATGGGGCCTTCGTCGAGAGGGCTGGCGAGCAGCAGCAGGAAGGCGGCGGCGGCGATGGCGGCCAGCAGCGGATAGACCTGCAGCCAGCCGCTGCCTTCGGCCTGCGCGGCGCGGCTGAACAGCAGGAAGCCGCCCAGCACGCCCACCATGAACAGACCTTCCAGCAGGTTGGTGAAGCGCGCGTGGCCGGCCTTGTCGTGGGTGACCAGGCCGATCATGGAATAGGCGCTGACCTTCACGAGCGCGAAGCCGGCGCCGAGCGTGGCGAAGAGGAGCTTGATGGCCCAGAAGGCCTGCAGCGTCGGCATCGCGAGGCAGGCGAGGGCGACGGCGGCGAGGGCGAGCAGCATCGACTTCTTGAGGCCGAGTCTCGGGAGAAGAGATGCCACCAGGAAGGACGTGAGGGCAATGGGGAGGTCCTTCCATGCGTCGAGCAGGGCGGCATCGGCGCGGGCGACGCCGAGGGTCTGGACGACGAGCAGGTTCACCGCACCGACGCTGTTGAGCAGGGCGCCGAACAGCATGTAGGTGAGGATGATGGCGAGCTTGATGCGCAGGGGCCCGGCGGTCGCGGCCGTGGGCGTGGAGTCGGGTTGTGGGGTCATACGGCCTATTCCTGGGAAGCGCCTCGGTGCGCTTGCTTTGTGCCGAGTGTGGTGCCGGGAGTCCGCCCCGGCGGGCGGGTAACTTTCTTCTGTCTTGCCAGAAGAAAGTCACCAAAGAAGAGGCGCTGAACCGCACCCGAGCACGACGCCGCCATCAATGTCGCGCGAAAACGCCCTGCCCCATCTCGCCACGACGCGACCCGCTGCGCTCTCGCGGCTGTCCCTGTGACGAGCCCCATCCATCGCAGCTTCACGCCGCTTGACGCCGGCTGCACGCCGGGCTCACCAGGAAATGCGAAAGCCGCGTCGCTGGGGCGACGCCCCGGTGGCTGCTGCGCCCGGGTCGCGGCGCCCGAGCGCCGCTGTGTTGGGCTGTTCTGATGAGCACGGCGTGCAGCCGCGCGTCGGACGGGCAGGCGGTGCGATGGATGGTGATCGCGACAAGTCGGACGCGAGAGCGAAGCGGCTCGCATCTGCGCGACAGCAGGTTGGCCGTTGCACGGCGTGGCTTGTGCATGTAGTGCTGGATTGCGGTTCAGGGCCTTTTCTTTGGTGACTTTCTTTTTGCCCCGCAAAAGAAAACCGAAGGTTTCGGCGAAGCCAAAGTTACCCCGCCGCCGGGCGGGACTCCCGGCACCACAATCGGCACCACGCAAGCGCAGTGAGCAGCGTCCCGCCCGTGGCGGCGTAGCGGAACGCATCAAGTCGCTCACAGCAATCAGAACTGGAAGCCCACCGACAACTCGTAAGCCCGCCCGAACAACGGCCGCGCCAGGAACACCCCGTCCTGCCCCACCCCCTGCCCCGGCACCCGGAAGTTGCCCTCCGTCAGCCCGATCTTGTTGGTCAGGTTGGTGCCGGTCAGCCGCACCTCCAGGCCGTTGTCCATCGAGAACACCGCGCCGGCGTCCACCGTGCGGTAGGCCGGCAGCTTCAGCGTGTTGGTCTGGTCGGCAAAGCGCTCGCCGACATGGCTCAGCGTCGCGAAGGCGCGCAGCTGGCCCATGCCGAGCTGCGTCTGCCAGCTGGGCGTCAGGCGGGCCTGGAACTTGGGCGCGCGCTCGACCCGGTTGCCGCTGTACTGCTGGAAGTCGCGGTACTTGGCATCCTGCAGGTTGCCCGTCGCCGCGATCTCGAAACCGGCGCCAGGGCGCAGCGCCAGCTCGAACTCCACGCCGGTGGCCTTGCTGCTGGGCCGCAGCACCACGTTGCCGGCGTTGGTGAACTGCTGGGTCTGCGAGTTGGTGAGCCGGTTCTGGTAGGCCGTCAGGAAGGCGCTGTAGAGCTTCGTGGAGGTCTTCAGGCCGATCTCGAACTGCGTGATGTCCTCCACCGAGTCCTTGCTTTCGTTGGCGCCGCGGCCGCGCAGCACGTCGAAGTCGGGCAGGCGGTGGCCCTTGTTGGCGCGCACGAAGGCGCTGAACTCGCGGCTGAAGGCGTAGTTGGCGCCAGCCGTGAAGCTGTTGCGGCTGAGCTTGCTGTCGATCAGCGTGTTCGTGCCGTTGAAGTACGACAGCGCGTTGTTGTGGAGCGTCGTCGGGTCGGCATCCAGGTCGCCCGCGCTGACGTTGGCAATCGTGCCGGTGATGCGCTGGGTCTCGCGCCGCGCGCCCAGGTCGACGCGCAGGGCCGGGGTCAGCTGCCATTCGTCGGCAATGAAGAAGGCACGGGTGTTGCCGCTGTAGCTCGCGTCGAGGTTGAAGGAGAAGGGCGGCGGCACGAAGCCGTTGCGCGAGACCTTCACGCCGTTGTCGAGCTGCACGTCAACGAGGCGGGCGTGAGGCTGCACCGTCATCAGCTGCGCCTGGCCCAGCGTCCAGACGTCGTGCGAGCTGTAGCTGGCCAGGTAGAGGCCCACGGTCAGGTTGTGGCCCGGGGCGATCTCGCGGGACAGCCGCGTCTCATTGCTGGTGGAGCGCAGCGCCTTGTCCACCGCCCACATGCCGTTGACGATGACCGGCGTGCTGCCCGCCACCGTGCCGCCACCGTTGGCGTAGGTGGCGGTGCCGGCCGTGGCAGCGCGGCCGGCGGCGGCGACCACGGCCGCGTCGGCATTCGCGGCGCTCACCTGCGACGCGATGTAGCTGGACAGCGTCTGGGGATTGGCGCCCGAGAACAGGGCGTAGGTGGGGGTGTCGCCGGTCGTGTGGCTGAGCTTGTTCGTCAGCGTCCAGTCGCCCAGCTTGGTGTCGAGGTTGGCGCCATAGGTCTGCACGTCCGCGCCGCGACCGTCGGCCAGGTCCTTGGTCACCATGTTGCGCAGGATCTCGGGCCGGCCGTTGGGCAGCGTGCGCCCGGTGGCGCGGCCGGTCTCCAGCACGATGTTGCGCAGCTCGTTGCCGTAGAAGTAGTCCTTCAGCGCGTTGAAGCCGGGATAGCTGGACACGCTCTTGCCGTCGGCGCCGCCCACCACCGGGATGGCCGTGAAGAAGGCGTTGCGGTCGCGCAGTGCGCGGGCATAGAGCTGCAGGCTGCCGGTGTCCAACTTGCGGGTCAGCACCAGGCTGGCCTGCCCGCCTTCGTCGGCGGGGAACTGGGTGTCGCGCAAGCCCTGGCTCTGGCGCCAGAAGCCGCCCACCATCAGGTTCCACTGATCCGCCAGCTTGCCGGCGTAGACGCCATCCACGCGCTTGAGGCTGCCGGTGCCGGTGGTGACCCGCAGGCTGGCCTCGGGGTTGCGCCCATCCTTCTGGATGAAGTTCACCGTCACGCCGGGCTGGCCGCTGCCGAACACCGGGCTGGGGCCGCCGCGCAGCACTTCCATGCGGTCGATGGTGTCGTCCAGGCGGAACAGCTGCGAGTGCTCGAAGAAGCTCAGCGTGGGCAGGTGGTAGAGCGGTGCACCGTTGAGCTGGAAGGTGGAGTAAGGGCCGTCGCCCGGGGTCGGGAAGCCGCGCACGCGGATGTTGGCGCCCGCCTGGCCGCCGGAGGTCTCGACGAAGATGCCCGGCACGGTCTTGAGCAGGTCGGCCGTGCTGGCGGGCGCGGCCTGCTTGATCTGCTCCTCGGTGGCGGTGGTGATGGAGAAACCGGCTTCCAGTTTGCGCACACCCTCGCGGCGGGCGGTGCCGGTGACGACCACGGCCTCCAGTTCCTGTGTCGCGGGCGACGGCTTCTCGGCTGCAGCCGCAGCGGCGATGGGGGCCTGGGCGAGCGTCGCGCCGCATGCAGTGGCGGCGGCGAAGGCGAGCAACTGGGGGCGCAGGAAGCGGACGCTGAGGCGCCGCGGGGCTTGCGGGTGGGTCATGGGTGTCTCCGGGTGGTTGTTGTGCGACCCGACAGACGCGCGGCCGTCACGACTGTCGATGAGTCGAACTTTGCGGCCAAATGTTATCGATGTCATTTGGGTAAACACCAGTGTGGCGGATGAATGACATCGATGGCAAACGTGCGCGATCCGAACGTCTCGACACGCCCCGCGTGATGCTGGCCCTGCCACGCGGGCCGCGCGATGAAGAACGGGCGCCTCGTGGGCGCCCGTCGGTTGGGGAGTGACGCGGTCGGCGTCGCTCAGCCCTGCTCGGCCAGGCGGGCCTCGATGGCCGCCCGGGTCTGTTGCAACTCGTCGGGAACGCGCGCGCCCAGCTGCGCGAACAGCTCGGCGTGCAGCTTCATCTCGGCCTGCCACTCGGCGGCGTCGATGCGGGTGACCGCCTCGAACTGCTCGGGGCCGAAGTCCAGCCCTTGCCAGTTCAGGTCGTCGTAACCGGGCGTCACGCCGAACACATGGTCCTCCCCACCGCCTTGGCCGTCGATGCGGTCCAGCATCCACTTCAGCACGCGCATGTTCTCGCCGTAGCCCGGCCAGACGAACTTGCCGTCGGCGCCCTTGCGGAACCAGTTGACGCAATAGATGGCTGGCAGCTTGGCTCCACTGGCTTGCAGCCTGGCGCCCAGGTCCAGCCAGTGGCGGAAGTAGTCCGCCATGTTGTAGCCCATGAAGGGCAGCATCGCGAACGGATCGCGGCGCACCACGCCTTGCTGGCCGGCGGCAGCGGCAGTGGTCTCGCTGCCCATGGTGGCGGCCATGTACACGCCTTCCACCCAGTTGCGCGCCTCGCTCACCAGCGGCACGGTGGTGGAGCGGCGGCCGCCGAAGATGAACGCGTCGATGGGCACGCCGGCCGGGTTGTCCCAGTTCGGGTCCAGCGCGGGATTGTTGGTGGCGGCCACGGTGAAGCGCGCATTCGGATGCGCGGCCTTGGCACCGGTGGCCTTGGCGATCTCCCGCGTCCAGTCCTTGCCTTGCCAGTCGATGCAGTGGGCCGGCGGCGTGTCGGTCATGCCTTCCCACCAGACGTCGCCGTCATCGGTCAATGCCACGTTGGTGAAGATCACGTCACGCTGCAGGCTGGCCATGCAGTTGGGGTTGGTGTGGGCGTTGGTGCCGGGTGCCACGCCGAAATAACCGGCTGAAGCGCGCCGCGATATTCAGCGCCCCTGAAGCGCGATAAACGGCTGGCTGTCGCACTTGCTCCAGGCGAAAAGGAATTGCGCCCAATGTAACGCTGGGTGGCTAGCGCCCATCGCCCCAGTCAGACCGTGATGGCCACGATGGGCAGGTCGGGGGCCTCGCCCTCAGTCACGCCGTCGCGGCAAAAAACCTTCTGGCCCACGGTGGCCTGCCCGCGCGCCTGAACGCGTCCGCCACCCGGGATCTCGATGGTGGCCACACCACCGTCCACGGCGATGACTTCGCCCACCAGCAGCGGTGGGTTGGGCAGCAGGTGGCGGAACTGGGCGTAGAGGTTAGACACGGGTCTCGACTCCTATGGTTTGCCAGACGTTGGGGAACGCCGCCTGGACGCTAACCGAGCGCACCAGGCCACGCACGGCGCCCGCCTCGTCCGTGTAGTCCACGAAGGCGCCCGGCAGCACGATGCCGGTTTCGGCCAGGACCGGCAGCCCCAGCCCGACCTCGATCTGCCGCCCGCCCCGGCTCAGCTCTGCGCGTCCACGCTGGCGAACCGCAGCCACGGCCGTCATCAGCGGGTCCACGACCAAGGGCGCCACCAGGTCGCCGGCAGTTCCCTCGCGTGTGACCTGGCCGAGCAGACCCTGACCCTGGCCCTGCACGAAGACCCGGTTATACGCCGGCCGAAACGTCCAGTCCCTCGACTCGCGCATGGCCACGTCGGCCGGCAGCACCAGATCCGGGGTCGCGTCAGGCCACTGCCAGGGCGCCAGCGGGTAGCTGTGCAGCACCTTGAAGCTCCTCGCGCTGGCATGCGGGAGCAGGTAGCCGCCGGCCGCCTGGGCGATGGCGTTCAGCGCGCTGATGTAGTTGCCGTAGTGGCTCCAGGCGCCAGCAGGCACCAACCAGTCCTCCAGTTGCCAGTCCACGGTCCAGTCCAGCGGCACGCCGTTCAGCGTGAGCACGTCGGCCATGAGCTGCTGCGCATTGCGGTCGATGGCGTTGGCAAAGCTCAACTGCGGTGCGTAGTCCTCACCGAGCAAGGCGATCAAACCCCGCCCCTGCACACGCATCGAATCGCTGCGGAAGGCGCGGTCTCGCCCCACGCGCTCCGCCAGCAGGCGGAACTGCATGCCGTTGACCTCAGCCAGCAGCTCGACCGGTCCCTCCTCCGTGGGGCCGACCAGGGCAAGCATGCTTGCCGGAACTGCTGCCGAGAAGCCCCACACCCAGCTGCGGTAGTCGAGCTGCAGCGTCAAGGAATCCGTCTTGACCGGAGCGCCGTCGCTGACCCTAATCAGGCTGACAGAGTTGCTGACCATGTAAACCCTCCTGATGGGCACGACGACGGTGGTCGGCGGCCCGACGCTCTTCTTGCATACGAAAAACAGGTTCGGCGCCCCATCCCACCGCGTGTCGAACAGCAGCTCGACCGCCAGGCCGGCGGGCGGGGTGTAGCAGGGCTCGCCGACCGGCGGCTCGGGCGGCACAACGTTCGTGCGGCCAGGGGGCGGCAGTCGGCCCTCTTGCCACGGGGAGGTCATGCCCAGCCACGCAGCCGTGCCCTGACCAGCTCCGCTGCGGAGTACTTGCGACCGGCGCGTGCCATCGCTCCACGGCGCTGTGTGCTGCGGCCGACTGGTACGCGTCATCTCCTGCCACGGCTGGTTGACTGGCAGACCTGGGCGTCGTGTGCCCTCTTGCCATTGGCTGTTGGAGATGGGCCGCTTGCGGCGGTCCATCTCCTGCCAGTGGTCGGCTGTAGGTGCGCCAGCCCGTCGCGCTCCCTCCTGCCACGAGGCTCCACGCAGCGGGCGGGCCGTGCGACTGCCTGGCTGCCAGTGGTCGGCTGTGGGTGCGCCAGGTCGCCGCGCAGCCAGCTGCCACGGGGCTTCCGTCTGCACTGGCATCGGCGCAGCCTGCTGGAACCGGCAGTCCGCGCTGCCCAGCAGCGGCTCAGCCTTCTGCCATGGGGCGTCGACCGATGCCCTGAGGCCGCGAGACACGGCGTTGTCGAACGCCAGCACCATGGACAGCCACGGCGGCACGAGCGTGATGTCGAACTCGGTCGTGGTCTCGTCGCGCAGTTCAAACGCCGCTGTGACCGGTAGCGTGATGGCGAACTCGATGGTCGTATCGACCATCGGGGGCACATACCCCTCGCGGAAGATCAGATCGACCGGGTGGCTCGTGTCGAGCCGCCGCGTGAAGATCAGGTTTGTCGCCGGCACCGAGCGGGTGCCGAACTCCAGGTCTACCGGATGCTCGGTGTCGAGCCGGCGCCGGAACAGCAGGTCGACCATGCGCTCACAGCCCGATCACACCGGAGGCCAGGCGCACGAACGAGCCGGTGTAGCCACTGGCGTTGCCGATGCGGATGTCGGCAGCGCCGGGGGCGCCGGTCGGCAGCACGCTCGCATCGGCCACGAACTCGCCGTCCCCATCCACAAACCGACCCCAGCCGATGGACTGGCTGTCAATGCGCTGGCCCTCAACGTCAGCTACGAACGTAGCCACCCCGGCCGACACCGTGGCACAGGGCTTTGCCAGGGTGATGGTGGCCTGCAGATCATCCGTTGTGGCCTCACCCTCGGTGGACGGCTGCGAGCCCGTGTAGAGCCGCAGCGCGCCGGGGGCGGCCTTCGCGTCGAGCGCATCCACCAGGGCCTGCAGCATCGACGTGCGGACGGTGACGCTGATCTTGAAGGTCATGCTGGAGCCTGCGGCCTGATCTCGTCTTTGATGGCCGCGTTGTCGTTCAGCGTGTGATCATGGGCAACCAGGAAGTACTTGTTGTCCTTGATCCTGGTGAACGAGTACGAACCATCGGCGGCACTCCACTTCTCGCGGACCAGGCGGCCTGTGGCCTTCTCAAACAGGCGCACTCGGCGGGCTATCGGGATGTCCGGGTCGTCGTCGATCTTGACCGTGCCGGCGATGGACAGAGGGCCGCTGTCGATTGAATCCCAGCTCGCGTGCGACGGTGCCACGCGACCGCCCGGCGAACCGCTGGGCCAGCCGGGGGACAGCCTACCGGCTGTCATTGCAATCCGCGGTGCCACAGGCTCAGAGAAGCCGCTGATGATGTGATCGGCGGCAACATTGTTGGCGACCGAGATGTACGGGGCCAGCGTCGTGAAGACAAAGCCGTCGTCCGAATAGGACAACGTGATCCCCACCGGCTCCGCAGACCCGAAATTGTTGGTCCGTATCAAGACCTCCACGATGTCGGTAGGCGTACCGAAGTCGTAGCCGACGCGAGCCCACCGCTCAACGAGGAACAGGCCCCATACGGTCGTATTGTTGTTGTCGAAGAGCCGCTCGGTACCGCCCGCGTCAAACCCGTTCGCCGGACCGAAGCTCGCTCCGGAGCCTGTCACGTCGGCCCCGCCAATGGCGTCGCGCATCTCGATCTCTTTGATCGTTACCCAGCCACCTCGGCTGTAGAGGTCGACGCCCCAATACCGATGCGCCGCCATATCAGATCCACGGGCCGGTCAGATCGACAGCCATGCACCCGCCCCCGCCCTGCGTAGTGGTGCCCACAAACAGCACATCCCCGTTGAACCCAATCAGGTTCTGCAGGCGCCGCCGGTGCAATCGGTTGCCGATGTTGGCCAGGGGCGCCATGAGGCCCCGTGCGTGCCCTCTGATCGGCATACCGAACGCCGAATTGTCCTCAGCAATCAGTATTTGCTGGGCCAGGACCAGGCCGTTGTCCACTGGGCTCGGGTAGCTCGGGCCTATCGACCCAACCAACTGGTTGTCTTGCGGACCGACGAAAGTAGCCCAGGGAGCGAGCCCTATGGTGTCAGCCCGGCGAGCAATCGAGAAACCGCCGCCGCCCGAACCAAGAACCCCCAGCCGGTTCAAGTACGGCCCTGCACTTGCCGCTGATGTGTCTTGATCGCCAATGGCCAGGCAGGCGTACGCGTCACCGGCGCGGTCAGACGCAAGATCGCCGAACGCCCGGAAATGCAGAAGACCGGGGTAGGACGAAATGGGGTAGCTGTCGTGTTCGGTCCAGAAATAGAAGGTCCTGCTGTCCCCCACCAAGATCCAGTCTTTGGCGGCGGTGTTGTTAACGCCCTTCGACCAGTACAAGCCGCCGGAGACTTGAAAGCACGCCTGACTCAAGTCGTCGATCCCGGAGGCGGCCTCCAGCATCACTGCGCGGGCCTGCGTCGCGCTCGCCACGCCCGCCCCCGTGTCGTCAATGCGCAGCACCGTCGCGGTGGCCTGCGGGTCCGTCCGCCGATAGACCGCCTTGTTGGTGCCGGTGAACTGCTTGGCCCAGCCGAGGGACGGGCGCTTGCCAGTGATCGTTCCGGTGGCCGCCTGGTCGGCGACACCGGGCGCCGGGAACGTCACCGTGTTGGCATCCACCACGGTGATCTTCTGCCGACCGTTGAGCGCGCCTGGCGCGCCGCCAGTCACCGTCGAGCCCGAGAACTCATAGATGCGGCCGGTCAGCAGGCCGTGCGCGCTGATGGTGGCGGTGGCCACGCCAGATGCGACGACGATGGATGTGACGGGCTTGGCGTTGAAGCCGTCCACCAAGCAGGCGTCCAGCACGCCGATCATCGACCCGGGCGCGTTGTTCAGTGTCGGGGCGCCGGCCTCATCGCTGCTGTAGTAAACAATCTCGTTTGCCATGGTGGGATGTCCTTCAGGGGGTATCGATGTCGCCGAGAGCCATGATGGTCGCGCTGTCGCTGGCCTCGGTCGCGACGCCTTGTTGAATCACCCGCAGCCACCACAGCGGGGCCAAGGCACCCACCGTGTTGATGCGGATCGCGTTGCCGATGGCCCAGCCGGAGCCGAACCCGAGGCGGTCCAAGAAGAAGTACGGCTCGCCCGTGTTCGGGTTCAGCGGCGCGCAGTCGGCACTCGTGTTGCCCGTGCCGATGAGGCCCAGGTGCTCGCCGTAGATGCGGAAGGTCGTGGTGGTGTTGAACACCAAGGCCCAGCGCTCGGTGACCGCGCTCTCGTTGGTCACCGTCGGCGGGTAGTCGATGCTGTTGTAGGTGGCGCCTGCGGCACCGCCCTGCAGATCGTCCGACCACACCGGAGCCGATTCGCTCCAGGTGGCCTGGTCGAACAGCGACGACACGCGAGCGAACATGTTGCCGATGACCAAGGCCGAGCTGACATAGCTGCCCAGCGGGAAGTCGTGCGTCAGCCGGCGGTTGAGCCGCAGCGTGCCGTTGATCTGCGCCGACGACACCAGGGCGGCATCGGAAATGTGGTGCTCGATGCGAACCGGCTGCGAGTAGCCCGCCACGTCAGTGAAGGTCACCGTGCCGGCGTCCAGGTCGGTCGTGTAGCCAGCCGTGATGGTCTGGTCGTCAGCGCCGATGACACGCGCTCGACTGAGGCGTGTGCGCCCCACGTTGATCGTCTGCCCGTTGGATACCGTTGCAGCGCTCGTCTCGTCCGTGTGGTGGACCACAGCCACAGTGCCGGGCCGGAAGATCGGCACGCGCCCGTCGGAAGGCAGCCGCACCGTGTTCAGACCAAGAATCTCCGGGTCCAGCGGGATGTAGGAGTAGCCGACGGCGTTGTAGCGCAGCGTGTCGGCCTGCACCGGGGCGGTCTCCAGGTAAGTCAACCCCGGCACGCCCAAGCTGGTCAGGTCGATCACAAAGTCATCGGTCGCCATGCTGGCCGGCACGCGGCGGCCGAAATGCAGCTCGGCGATGCCCATCTCGTAGTCCACGATGCCGAACACACCGTAGCTGCCGGGCGTCTCGCCGACCACGGCCGTGCCGCTGGCCACGATGCCGTCCTCGTCCGCCGTGACTGAGAAGGCGGCACCCGTGCGGGACCAGTTGCCGGCCACGTTGAAGCCGCCATTGACCAGCGGCGAAATCGACGTGCGGAAGGTCACGCTATCGACCACCAGCAGCGAGTTCACGCCCGACAGCGCGGTAGCCGTGGCGCCCGCAACTGCTGTCGGCGTGGACGACGCACCGGCGGGCCAGGAGGTCAGCAGCACGCCTGAGACGCCACCAACGATGGCCTGTGCTCCAGCCTCGGTGCCCACGCCGGAAGTCGGCGAGGGGTCGCGCATCCAACTGCCGTCGGCCGTGTTCACTGCGTAGAAGGACGCGCCGATGTTGAAGGACACGATGTCCATGCGCTGCCCCGGAGAGTCGGTGAAACCGCCGAGGCTGGAGGGCATGAAGATGGTGTCGAAGTCGAACGGGTACGAGATGCCCGTGCCATCGTTGCCCGCGTAGCGAGCCTCGATAGCGTTCGACTGCGAGCCAGTCCACCAGGCCCAGGAGGGCGCGGCGATGGAGTTGCCGCCCGGGCCGTTCAGCACGTTCAGTTCGACCGAGATCGTGCTGTAGCTTTTCTGGGCCACGCCACCGACGCCGCCGTTCGCCACGCTGCTCCACTGGAACGTCGGGCGGTCAATCTTGAAGCCGGAAATGCTCTTCGGGATGCTGATCGCACCTGTGCTGTAGTCCACCGTGCCGACGGTCAAGTTGCCGTCCACATTCGCCATCAGCAGGTTGCCCGCGCCATCGTCGAACAGCTTGACACTGGTGTAAGCCAGGCCGAACAGCGTGCCCCACCAGGCGGTCTCGCCCGGGGTCGGGTAGCGGCCGATGATGGACACCTCGACCGTATTGGCCTTCAACGGCGCGGGTAGCGTGCCGGTCCAGTTGGCACCACCGTCGGTGAGCGTGGACAGGTCGGTCTTGATCTGCGCAGCCTCGGTGACCGTGGCGGTCACTTCAGTGCCCAAGGCCGGCAGGGTGTGCGGGCAGAAGAACACCACACCTTCGGCGTAGTTCACCTCGCCCGTGGCGTCGCCGGTCAGCACGCCGTCCACATCGGTGGCCGTGCGCGCGGTGCCGTCGCTCCAGGAGATCGAGAGCGTGCCGGGCTTGATGGCGCCGCCAAGGTCGACAGGCTTGCCAAACCTGCGGCCGGCGCTCGGGCCACCTGGCGGCACCTGGTCAATGGGGCGAGACACCACGGCCGGGGTGTAGGTCATCACCAGCTTGCTGCCCACGTCGGGCAGCGCGCCGAGCGTGACGGTGATCGTGCCGGTGTCGTAGTTCAGCGTGCCCGCACCCGCGCTGGAGTCGCCACCGCGCAGCGCGCCCGAGCCGTCATCGCGCAGCGAGTACCACTGCCCCTGCGCACGGAAGTCGACTTGCAGCGTGCCCCGGGCCGGGGCTGGCACCAGGCTCAGCGTGTAGGTCAGCCGCTGGCTCGCTTCAGTCACCGGTACGACCGCCGATGCACCAACCAGCGTGGGCGCGCTGGCCGGTGAGTAGCTCACGGTGTGGGCGCCGGAAGACGTGCCGAACGCGTTCGTCGCCAGATTGAGCACGCCGTTCTCGTAATCGACCGTGCCCACCGAGTTGTCACTGGCGTCGATGAGCGAGCCTCCGCGATCCGTCAGCGTGACGCCGCCGCGAACGATGGACAGCGAGCCCGGCAGCACGCGCCCGCCCACGTACATGGCTTGCGTCGTCGTGAAGGCCATGGTCAGCATGCGCGAGAACACGTCGCCTGCCTTCACCAGCGTGGCGCTTTGCTGGTTCATGCGCGCGTCGGCCACCGGCACTTCGATGCGGTTGCTCGGCACCAAGCGCGCGTAGATGCTTTCTGCGCGGACGGTGTAGTCGCCGAGCACTCCGGCCGTCTGCAGCGGCGAGATGCCGTAGTAGCGCGACGCGTCGGCCACGATGGTGGACAGCAGCTTGGTCTTGCCCGTGTAGGTCATGTCGGCATCGCGCCGCACGGCATTGAAGCCGTTGAAGTCCTGGCCGAGCTCGTCGCTGATGTCCAGCACCACCTCGACCCGGACGAAGTCGCCCTCAGAATCGGTGAACGTGCGCTCGCTGGCCGCAACGTTGGTGATGCGGATGAACTGCTCATACTCGGTGACGAGCCCCTCGTTCTTGCGCAAGACGAGCGAACTGCCGACTGTCGGGAGCCGTCGGCCAACCCGCTGCAGCAGCGTGACCGACATCTGGCCCTCCAGATGGTTGCCGAACAGATAGCCGGCGTACTCCGCGCCCGGCGCCAGGTAAGACTCGATGCGATCCGCCGCCGCCGTGCGTCGGTCGAAGTCGTCGCCCGTGCTGAACAGCAGGCAGGACACATCAGGGTCGGCCGGCGGCTTCAGCACGATGACCTTGGCCCCGTAGTAGCCGTCCGTGTTCGGGGTCCGCACGCCCAAGAAGACCTTGCGCGCGTTCACTGCGCCGTACACACGGTCCAGCTCGGACACATCGGGGAATAGGTTGTTCGACGCGCCGTCCACGACCTGGTTGCCGGTCGCTGCGCCGCCGCCCTCGGGCACGTCGGCGAGCACCTGGCTCTTCAGGATCTGAATGTCTTGTTCTTGAATCGGCATGGGCTTCAGACCTCCATGAATTTCAGGGTTGCGGTGTAGGCGTCGTCGGGTGCAACGCCTTCCTGCGGCATCACCGGGCGAGCGCTGATCACCTCGCCGTCCTGGTGGCGCCAGATCACATCGCGGCTCACGCCATGCAGCAGCAGCGTCATGACCTGGCCGGGCACATTGGCCCAGGCCTGCAGCTGCAGCAGCGCGGCGCGCGGCATCCAGGACGCCAGCTCCACAGGAGGCGCCAGCGTCACGGGCCGGCCACCGATGGCCGCCTGTGTCTGGACGATCAGCGCGCCGGTGACGGACCGCGTGACCGACTGACCCACCGGGTGCCAGGCCAGTTCATCGGACCAGTACAGGTCGCTCGGCAGCACCACGCTGGTGGCGCCCACGCTCAGGGTGATGCTCATGCGGCCCTCCGGGCGGCGGTGGCCAGCACTTCAACAAGGCGCTGCACACGGTCCGCATCCGCAGACGACGCCACGCCAATATCCATGGCCGAGCCGCCAAGGTCGACGCGGATGACCTTGTAGGGCGATACGGGCGTCGGTGCCGGCGAAGGTGCTGCAGGAGCCGGCGCACGCGTAGGCGCGGTCACAGGGGTCGGAGACGCATTGCGCTTGCCCACGGTGCCCGGGTTCAAGCCGCCAGTGCCTGAGGCCAGCTCCGCGGCGTTGACGATCTGCTGCAGCCGCCCAATCCACATCTGGTCGTTGAGGCGGCCTTCGGGCGACACGGAGCCCGGCCCGCCCAGCCTGGCGTTCTCCTGGGCCACGCGCAAAGCGTTCTTCGCGCCAGCCAGGTCACTGGCCGAGATCTGGCCGGCCTGGAACTTGGCCCACAGCTCGAAGGGGTAGCTGTTGTCCACGGGGCCAGTCTGCTGCTTCAGTGCCGCGATCTGCTGGGCATTGCGGCCATAGGGATCGTTGTCAACTTCCTGCTGAGTCACGCCCTTCACACCGGATGACAAGCTGTTGCGGAACGAGTTCATTCCCGATCCGTCGATGTTCCCGGCGGTCTTCGCGACGGCGTTCAGCCGGCCGAAGGCAGCAACCTGGTCATCGATGGCACGCGTGGTGCGGCGCGTTGCGCCTTCGGCATCGCCCATGGCCTGGATGAAGACCCGGCCGGCGCGGTCCACGCCGATCTCCAGGCCGCGCATGGCGGCCTCCACCTTCAGCGCCTCGGTGGCCACCCCACCGTTGGCCTTGATCGCGGCCTCAGCGTAGCGCACGAAGCCGTCCTGCAGCTCGCGCGCGGTGGCGGTGCCGGAGCTGCGCATGGCGTCGTAGGCCGTCTTGAACTTCGTGGCGGTCTCGTCCAGGCTCTTCTGGCTGCTCACGCCCAGCACGCGCATGGCCTCGGTCAGGCTCTGGATGCCAGGCAGGGCCTCGTCCGCCTTCTGCTTCAGCTTCTCGGCCTGCAGGGCCACCTGCTCCAGCAGGCCATCGGTGATCTTGTCGCCCAGCAACTTGCGCATCTGTTCGATGCGCGTGTTCAGCGCGTCAAGGGCCTTCTGCGAATCGGCTGTGTCGATGGCCTTGACGAAGCTGGCGGCCAGCGCCTGGCTGGCATCGGCCCCGCTGGCCTTCAGCCGGTCAAAGCCGCTGATGATGGTCTCGACATCGTTGAGAGCGCTCACCGATGCCTTGGACATGCCGCCGCTGATGAGATCCATGTCCAGGCCAGCGCGGCGCACTGCTTCGCGCAGCGTGCCGTCCAGGACCTGTGCCAGCTGCATTGCGCTGCGCTCGGCACCGCCCAGGGCGGCGCGGGCCATCACTTCGAACTTCTGCAGGTCTTGACCGCTCAGCGCCTCGGCCCAAGCACGCTGCAGCTGCTCGGCAGACAACTTGCCATCGGCTGCCAGCTTGTCCAGCACACCCGCTGCCGCCTGGATGCCCGGCGCGCTGGCCAGGTCGAACTTCTTGCCGATGGCGTTGATGGCCTCGTCGGTCGTCTGGCCCTTCTTGATCAGTTCATCAAACTCGGTGATCAGCTTCTTGGCCGCTTCGGTGAGTCCGAACTTGGCCTCGGCGGCCGCCTTGTCAGCAGCTGCCTGGTCGGCTCTCGCCTTGGCAAGCGCCTGGGCCTGCTCATAAGAGCGCTTCTCCTGGTCGGCCAGCTCCTTCTCCGCTTCCTCCACCGTCTTCAGGCCACGCGCCTTGAGCACCAGCTTGGCCGTCAGCTCGCCAATGTCCTTGGCGTAGGTGGCCGTCAGCACCAGCAGCCCGACCGGGCCGCCCAGCAAGCCCAGCACGCCGCGCCCGGCTGCCGCCACGCCGCCCATGGCCACGGACAGCAGCCCCTTCTTGGTGGCCGCATCTACAGCCGCTGCACCGGCCGCCGTGACCGCCACGGCATTGGCGCGCGCTGCCGCCGTATTGGCAGCCGTGGCAGCCGTGTTGGCCGTCAACGCCGTGGTGGCCTGCGCCGCGCCCAGCGCCCAGTCCTTGAAGTGGCTGGCCAGCTTGAGCAACTGCAGCGCCACCACACCCTTGCCCACCGTGGCCAGCGTGCCGACGATGGCGTCCAGGTTGTTGGCGAGGTAGGCGATGGCCTCGGCGGCGGTCTTGCTGGCGCCCGTGGACTTGTCCAGGTTGCCGATGTAGATCATCCACTGCGTGGACAGGTTCTGCAGCGCGCCGCCCACGGTCGGCGGCAGCTTGTTGAACTCGGCCGCGATGGTGTCGGACTGGCCCTTCAGCGCCTTGATGATGGTTTCGCTGGTGAGCTGGCCTTCAGCCGCCATCTCGCGCAGCCGGCCGGTGGTCACGCCCAGGCCGTCGGCCAGCGCGCGCGCCAGGCGCGGGCTCTGCTCCATCACCGAGTTGAACTCGTCGCCGCGCAGCACGCCCGACTGCAGGCCCTGGTTCAGCTGCGCGATGGCCGCCTCGGCCGCCTGCGCACTGCCGCCGGTGATCTGGATGGACTGGTTGATGGTGCGCGTGAGGGCCAGCGACTCCTGGTTCGTCAGGTTCAGCTGCTTGCCCGCCGTGGCAATGCGCGCGAACAGCTCCCCCGTGGCCTCCAGGCCGGAGCGCGTCTCCAGCGCGATCTGCTGCACGCCCTCCATGCCGGCCTGGAAGGCCTGGCCCTCGCCGGTGGCCAGCTTGATGCGCGCGGCTAGGCCGTTGTAGGCGTCGGCCGTCTCGGCCGCGTCCTTGATCAGCCCGCCCAGGAAGCCGCCGCCCTGCAGCGCGATGAAGGCGTTCTGCACACGGCCCAGCTGCGTGCTGATGGAGTCCACGCCCTCGCCGATGGCGCGGTGCGTGCGTTGGATCTGCGCGCCCGACTCGGCCGCACCGCGCGCGGCGCCCTGGTACGCCGGCACCAGGTCGGCCACCGAGGCGCGCACCTTCTCGGCCTCGGCCGCCAGGCGGGCCTGGGCGTCGCGGGTGTTCTTGCTGGCGATGCCGTAGTTCTGCAGCTCGCCCACCGCGCCGGCCAGCGCCTGGCGCTGCTCCACCATCTTGGCGCGGGCTGCTTCTGCTGCGCCCTGCAGGCGCTGCAGCGCCTCGGCCTCGCGGGCCGTGGGCGGGCCGGCCTGGCCGATCTGCTGGCCGAAGTTCTGCGCCTCAGTCTCGGCGCGCTTGAGCGCGGCGGCGGCATCGGTGGCCTCGCGCTTGAGGCGCTCGAAGGCGTTGATCGCCTCCTGCTGCCGGGCCAGCTCGCGCAGCTTGTCGGCGGCGGCCTGGGCCTGCGCCTTCAGGTCGCCCTCGAGCACCTTGGCCATGTCGTCCAGGCGCCGGGTCAGATCGGCCACGTTCTCGCGGCCGGCCACGTTGGCCTGGATCTCGACGGTGTTGACGGGCGTGGTGCTCATGGCGCTGTTGGGTCAGAATGGCGTCATGCCGCGCCTGTTGTTCTTCGTCGTCGGACTGGCCTTGCTGGGCTTCACCTTCTCTTTCAAGGTGGGCTTCTGGCTGGCCGTCTTGGCGGCCGTGGTGTGGTGTGGCGCTGCGGTGTGGTCGGTGGCCGCACTGGCCGCGCCGCTGCCGCGCAGGCAGCAGCAGCGCAGGCGCTGATCGCCGCCGTCAGAGCATCGTGGCCTTGTAGTAGCGGCTGATGCCGGTGCCGGTCTTGTTCGGGTCGGCCAGCAACGTGCCCGTCACGGCCAGCTTGCCGAACTGACCCGTCAGCAGGCCCAGGCTCTTGGCCACCGACTGGCTGGCGCGCCAGATGTCCACGACCACCGGCTTTCCTTCGTCAGCTTCGTTCAAGCCACCGAAGCGCAGCTGCAGCTCGCTGGCCTTCGTGGTGAGTGCCTCCAGCACGGCCTGGCCGGCGTAGCTGTAGCTCAGCGTGGCGGCGTCGCCGTCCTCGATGTCGGGCGCGTTCTCCAGAACGTACAGGCCTTCCGGGCGCACCTCGTAGTTGCCGGCCGCCGCGATGGTGTCGGTGGCCACCTGTAGCACCACCGACGACAACGCGATGTGCGGCAGCGGGATCAGACCACCCTTGTGCAGCGTCACCGGCATGTCGGCCACCGCGCCAGCTTCAACCTCGGACACAGTGGACAACGACGCACGCGCCAGGTTCACGACGTTCCAGTCGGCGAACTCGATCTCGATCTGGGCCTCCTTGACGCGGCGGACCTCGGTGTAGGTGCCGCCGCCCAGGCGCGTCATGTCGGGCTGCTGCATCACGTCTTCGGTGTGGTTCACCGCCAGGCTCAGCACGTTGCCCACGGGCAGCATGAGGCCGGTGCTGCCGAAGGCGCGAGCGTAGACCTGGCCGACGTTGAGGGACGGCTTGTAGATCTTGCGGGTGATCGTTTGCGGGGCGGTAGCCATGTGGGTTGCTCCAGGTTGAACTCGATGTCAGTTGCTGAACAGGGTTTCGGCGATGAACGCCATGGGCACGTACAGAAAGCCCGCGCTGGCCCAGCTGCGCGGTGCGGGCGCCAGGCGCAGCGGCTTCACCGCGCCGGGCGGCTTGAAGCCCATCAGCGCGCCGCCTGCCCGGGCCAGCAGCTCGCCGGCCTCGTGGCGCGCCGCGCCGCCGGAGCGCACGTCGGCCACATTGCGCACGGCGGCCACCGCCAGCCAGGTGTGCGCCAGGCGCGCCGCGGTGCCGGCGCCGTTGACCTCTTCCACCCTGAAGCCGTTCCAGATCACGTGCACGGCGGGCACGCGCTGGGCGGCCTCCTTCACGCCGGCCAGGTCGGCCACGGTGAGCACGTAGACGGCCGGCGCCATGCCGGCCACCGCGTCGCGCACGCGCGCCACTAGGTGCGGCTCCAGCGCCAGGAAGTTGTTGGCGTGCGGCTCAGCCATCAGCGGTAGCCCTCCAGCTCCGCGTCGATGCGCGGCGCAAAGCTGTAGGCCACCTCGCCGCTGCCCGGCTCGCTGCCCGCCAGCTGCAGCCCCGGCTGGCCGCCCCAGGGGCAGGTCAGCACGGTCTTGCCGTCGGCCAGCGCCTGCAGGCTCTGCTGCGCGGCCTTGAAGCGCACGAACACCTCGTGCTCGGGCGCGACCTGGTCGTACAGGTAGTAGCGCGCCACGTCGCAGGTCGCGCGGGTCAGCGCGGGCGGCGGCACCAGCACCACGGCCGCGGGGTCATCCACCGTCGGCGCGGGCTTGGCGCAGCCCTGCAGCGGCAGCTGGTACACGGCGCCCACAAAACCGTCCACGAACGCCTGCGCATCGCCCAGCGCACGGCCGGCCTTGTCGGCATCGACGGCGTCACCCGCTGCACCGGCGGTGAGCTGGATCAGCTCCAGCTCACCGAAGCGGTCAACCATGTCCTGGACGGTGGCGTAGTTCATCGCTCAGCGTCAGGTGTTGCGCTGCGTGACGATCTGCACCTCGACCAGCTGGCCTGCGGCCGTGGTCGCGCCCATGGCGCGGGCGCAGTGCAGCGTCGCCGTGCCGACGGCCGCGCGGCCGGTGCCGTCGGCCGCGGGGCGCACGTAGTCGTGCAGCGCGATGGGCTCGCTGCACTCGACCAGGTAGCTGTAGCTCGTGACCACGGGGATGGCCTCGCCGATAGCGGCAGCGGGCATCTCGCTGATGCCCAGGGAGTCCTTCGCGCCGCCGGCAGCGGTGGCGTAGGTGCCATCACGGGCGATGAAGCGGTAGGCGGCGAGGACCGCGGCTGCGATCACCGTGATGGCATGTTGCTTGTCGTACTGGTTTCGCATGAATGCTCCTGGTGGCTGCGGGGGTTAGTTCTTCTTGGCCTTGCCGGTTGCAGGCGCAGGTGCGGGCGCAGGTGCGGACGGGGGCGGGTTCTGCTCGGCCTGGGCGGGCGCCGCGGCGATGGATTCGGCCGCGCCTTGCACACGCTCGCGCGCCTCCTCGAACTCCTTGTTCGCCTCGATCTCGGCACGCTGGGCCTGCCGCTCCTGCCGGGCGGCGGCGTCAAGGTCTTGCGCCGAGCCGGACGCCACCAGCTCGCGGGCGTCGTGCTCATGCAGATCCGGCAGCGGCTGGCCGGGCTGGATCACGGTGCGCTCGCCGTTCACGATCACGGCCGTGGCGACGAGGGCGATCAGCTTGCTCATGTTCAAAGTCCTTTTCAGGTTCCCCGACCCAGGCCGCCAATGCGGCCTGGGGGCTACTACGCGCCGGGGGGAAATGTGGGGTCACCGGCTTCGCTGGGCCACCCCGTGGGCACGTGCAATGCAGGCCCACGGGGTGCCAGCAGGCCATTGCTGGCCTTGCGGCGGCGGCGAGGTGTTACTTCGGGTTGGTGAACAGGAACGCGGCCGTGTTGTAGGCAACGTTGGCTTGGCGTTCGAACGTGGCGCCGTAGATCCAGCTCTTGGCGCCGTTGTCGTAGTACGGCGTTTCGGCGAAGGGGTGGCCCTCCAGCACGTTGGTGAAACCGAAGGCCGGTTCGGCCAGGCTGATGTCGCTGGTGCCGCCCGCGCCCATCTTGGGCACGTAGGCCAGGATGGCGTTGTTGCCCCACACGTCCGAACCCACGCCTGCAGCGTCCAGCGACACGGCATCGCCGACGATGATTTCTTCCACGCCCAGGATCTGCTTGAGCTGCTCCAGCGATGCCGGCCCCTGCTGCGTGGACGGCAGATAGCTCTTGACCTCCGCATTGGTGCGGATGGCCTGGTGCGCGTCGGCCGACAGCGTGAGCCGGTTCGGCCGCTTGCCGATCTTCTTGCGGATGACCTCGCTGGCCGCCAGGATGTCGGTCACCGGCGTGCCGGTGGCGGCGCTCCACTTGGTGGCGCCCGCCAGGGCCAGCACGTGGCCGGCCGCGTAGCTGCCCACGTTGGTGGCCAAGCCAGCAACTTCCAGCTCGTAGTCCAGCAGCAGGATGTCGTTGGCGGTGGACATCGCGATGCGCGAGATGTCCAGGTAGTTGCCCACGTTGAGCTTGCGGCTCTCGTCGGCCTCGCGGATCAGCTCGCGGGGGATGGGCACCTCCACGCTGTACTGGTTGACCGTGTAGGTCTTGCCGTCGTAGCGGATGTCCACGCGCTTGGTGGAGGTGCCGGGCGCGCGGCGCAGGTTGTAGCGGCGCAGACGCTCGTCGCCGGCCTGGGCCAGCGTGACGCTGGACAGCGTTTGCGGCAGGCGCGGGAACAGGCGTTCGGCGATGAACGTGCCCTGACCGAGACCCAGCAGCAGGTTGGTCAGGATGGGGTTTTGCTTCAGCCGGATCTCGGCGGCGGTCATCATGATGGGTGGACCTCTCGTGCGTGGTGTTGGGGTGGGTGGCGATCAGCCGGCGAACGTGACGGCCGTGAGCGCCTCGGCGTAGCTCACCTTGTGCTGCGCGGCATAGGCGCGCGCGGCCTGGTCGATCTCGGCGTCGGATTTGCCCTTCGCGGAGCCGGCGGCAGCTGCGGCAGCCTCGCCCGGCTTGAACTCGCCGAACTGCACCTTGGCCGTGCCCAGCGAGATCAGGCTCTTGACGAACTCGACCGGGGAGACCTTCTTGGTGGTGTCGCCCTCGCTGAACTCCACGACCTCGCCCTCGGCCAGGCGGTCCAGCACGGCCACGGCGGCGGCCTGGTCCTTGGGCAGCAGGCGGCCGGCCTTGACCTCGCCTTCGGCGAACGACACATGGGCCGCATGGCGGGCCTGGCGGCTCTGCTCGGCGAAGTTGGCGACTTGGCCTTCAAAGTTGGCGGCACGCTGTAGCGCGGCGTCGCGCTCGGCGTTGGCCTTGGCGAGCGCGGCTTCCGCCTCGGCCAGCTTCTTCTTCGTTTCCTCGTCCATGGGGTTGGGCTCCTGTGGTTCGACGGGGTCAGAGAAATTGACGGCCGACGCCGCCTCGGAAAACTCGATGTCCTTGAGCCCCTTCACCGCGGGCGGCTGCGCGCCCAGGAAGCCGGCGTGGCGCAGATACCAGATGCCAGGCTTGGGGTTGGAGGGGTCTTGCGGGTGGTAGAACGAAGCGCTGCGCTTCTTGAAGCGGCCGGCGTTCACCATCTCGGCGAAGGCGGGCTCAACCTGCTTGTGCTCGGCAATGCGCAGCACGTCGCCGACGACCTCCAGGCCGGCGGCCCAGCCATAGGCCGGCTTGTTGCTGGCGGGGTGGCCCACGACCAGCGGCGCTTCGCTCAGCGCGGGGTCGTAGGCGGCGGCGGACGCGTGCAGGTCCGCCGTGGTGATCGTGTATTCCTGGCCGTTGTCGGCACGTCGCGTGCCGGCCCGGAAGATCTCAATGCCGCGCGGGAGCGTCGGCTGAGTGGAGGTGGCGGCGGTGGGCATGCCGCCACTGTCGGCCGCGGGCACCGCCCGGGCCGAGTAAAGCGTTTTAGAAAATGCTGGTCGGGCCGGTCGTCTTGATGACGACTTCGGTGCGGCGCTCGACGTGCACCAGCTGCCCGGTGCGCAGCTCGGCGACATCAGGGCTGCCGCTGTAGGTCACGTCCTCGGGCTTCGTGCAGTGCCGCGGGTCGTAGATGGGCGCGTCCTCGGGAGCAATCCAACCGTGTGACGTTGACTGGCCATCTGCGTAGGTCACGCCCCAGGCCTTGCCGTCCTTCATCACCATCACGCCGGTCTCGATTTTCATGATCTTCGTCTCGGGATCATCAACGCCTGGATCATCGCTTGAGGCTTGGGGATGGAATCAGCGCTTGATGAGCGCCTGGGCGTAGAGCCTGAATGCGCCACTGACCAGCACAGCCACGCCACCTGCAGGCTCCCAGCCGTCTCGCAGGTAGCTTTTGACCAGCTCTGCAAGGCCAGTTCGCGTGGAGTTCTCGACGACGGTGTAGTTCATGGGTCAGTTCCAAGGGTGGAAAGGTCAGCGGGCGGCGAGGGCAGCGCGAACGGTCTGCCGCACCAACGGCGCGGACCAGGCGTCCACCGTGTCGAACTCGTAACCCGGCACGCCGGGCAGCACCTCGCAGCGCACCTTGTTGGCTTCGGCCGCACCGTCCGGCTCGGGCATCAGTGCGTCGATCTGGCTGTCCGTGAGCGGGGCCGGCTTGCGCATGACCCAAGGCAGCGACAGGTTCTGCCGCTCGGCTTCTTCTTCCAACATCGTGCAGGCCGCGTGAAAGGCTGCGTCGGCCTGCTCTTGCGTGCATGCTCCGGTGCCGACGAGCAGGCGGATCGCCAGCGCCGACACAGGGTTGTTGCGCTCTACGCGCTGAGGGTTGGTGTTGCTCATGTGAGTTCCAAGGGTCGATATCTGATGGCGTCAGCTGCTCACCCCAGCCCGGGCAGCCGGCCCTGGCGCTTCTCGAACTGCTCACGCTGCCAGGCGTCCACGATCTGGCGGACGCGCATTTCGGTGAGGTCGTACTCGTGGGCCAGCTCGCGGTAGTTGTTGCCCTGGAACTTGGAGCACATCTCGCGGTCGCGCACGCTCAGCGCGGCAATCAGGCCCTTGGCGATGTAGATGCCGCCGCGGCCGCCCATCTCGTGCGCCACGTGCTGCAGCTGCGCCAGCACCTGGATGGCCCACAGCTCCAGCTGCTTCGCCCAGGCGTCGGCCGGCGCGGGCGTGCCGGCGCGCACGTCGCCCAGCACCAGGGCCTCGAACAGGCACAGCGCCAGGTCGCGCATGTTGTCCGTCAGCCCCACCGGCAGGCGCACCTCCAGCACGGCCATCTCGGCCGCGGAGATGAAGCGGCGCGGCGCGTTCATGACTGCGCGGCAGCGGCGGGCGCCAGCGCATCGGTGACATCAG